CCGAACAACAGTTCTACCGCTATCATGCTCCCATGCAAGACCCCGAGTCTCTCTACGCCGACAACCCTGACGCCTGGGCTCGCGCCACCTTAGGGGGCAGGCCCTCTAAGACCCCCGACTACCCTCTGCCTCGCTCCGGCCAGACCGTCTTCGACGACGCCGACACGGCCTGGCACGTCCCCTTCTGCCTCGCCTACGCCGAGTCGGCCAACACGACCCGCGCCTGTGTGGCCGCCAACGTGGACCTGGCCGTCGTCCGCCGCGCCCAACGCAACGACCCGGACTTTGCCGACATGTTCGCCACGGCCCGCCAGGCTGCAATCGACGCTGCATGGGCCGTCGTGTGGCAAGAGGCGGTGCTCGGCATCGAGCGGCCCATCTTCCGCCAAGGCAAGCAGGTGGGTGTCTACCGGCAGCGCGACACCAAGCTCCTCCAGTTCGTGCTCAAGGTCCTTGACCCGGCGACGTTCTCGGAGCGTGCGCAGATCGCCGCGATGGGTATCGCCGCCGTCGGCGACTTGGAGCAGCGCCGGTCGCAGGCGTTGGCCGAGGCGCAGCGCCGGGCTAAGTTGCTCGTGCCGGGCCGCGCCGACGCGACGCCACCTGACGCCGCAGCGACCGACTCCGCCTGACCCATGGGCCGCGACGACCAGACCGAACACGACCTGGCTCTCGCCGAACTCGAACAGGACTGGGCCGCGTGGCTGCTCGCCATGTTCCCCACCTACATCACGGCACCCTTCGCCGACCACCACGTTGACTTCTGGGAGTGGGCCTGGGCGATCCGGCCCGGCCAACGCCCGCCGCCGTATCTCGCCATCTGGCCGCGCGGGGGAGGCAAAAGCCTAAGCGCTGCATCGGCCGTCATCGCCCTGGGTGCCCGCGGCGTCCGCAACTACTGCGTCTACGTCAGCGAATCCCAGGACCAGGCCGACAAGCATCTGGCCGACGACATCGCGCCCCGGCTCGAATCACCCGACCTGGCCCGGTGGTATCCGAAGATGTCCGACGCCGCCCTCACCAAGTTCGGGCAGCACAAAGGCTGGCGGCGCAACCGGCTCCACACCGCGTCCGGCTTCGTCATCGACGCTCTCGGCCTCGACGTTGCCTCCCGTGGGATGCGCGTTGAGGAGTTCCGCCCCGACGCGCTCGTTTTCGACGACCTCGACTCCGATACCGACACGGAGACGATCGTAGACCGCAAGCTCTCCACCCTCGCCCGCCGCCTGCTCCCGGCCACCACCCACCACGCCGTCGTCATCGGCATCCAGAACCTGGTCCATGCCGACTCGATCTTCGCCCGCATCGCCCAAGGCCGCGCCGAGATTCTCGCCGACGCCGTCATCAGTGGCCCGCTGCCCGCCATCCGCAACCTCACCTACGAGTCCCAGACCCAGCCGGACGGTCGCTACCGCAACGTCATCACGGGCGGCACACCTATCTGGGAAGGCCAAGGCATCATCGAGTGCCAGGCCGAGATGGACAAGCTCGGCCCGACCGTGTTCCTCTCCGAGCTCCAGCAGCAAACCCCCGAGCTGACGGGCGGCATGTTCGACCACGTCGCGTTCCGCCACGTCACCCCCGCCGAGACCCCCCCGCTCGACAAGGTCGTGTGCTGGGTAGACCCGGCCGTCACCGATCGTGACGAATCCGACTCGCAAGGCATCCAGATCGGTGGCATCGCCCGCGACGGCACCCTCTACCAGCTCTGGTCATGGGAGCACCGCACCTCACCGCAGGACGCTATCCAGATGGCGCTGCGCCAAGCCCTCATCCACGGCGCCGTCTACGTCGGCATCGAGACCGACCAGGGCGGCGACACCTGGCGCGACACTTTCACCCGCGCGCGAGACCACTTGGGCGACGACTACGCCCACATCGGCTTCCGCCAAGCGAAAGCCGGAGCCTCACAGATGTCGAAGGCGCACCGCATCTCACAGATGCTCGCCGACTACGAACGCGGTCTGATCGTCCACGTCGAAGGCACCCACCACGTCCTCGAACGCGGCCTTCTCCGCTTCCCCCGTGTGAAGCCCTTCGATTGTGTCGATGCTAGTTGGCACACCTGGCGCGACCTTCGCCGCCTCTCCCGGCCGGCCCGGCTCATCTCCTCCGCCAACGTCCGCCTCGACGGCTCCCGCGACACGGGCACAACGGGCCGCACTTCCCGCCTGCGTGTCGTGCGGGTAGATTAGTCGCCGATGGCCGACACTATGACCGACCGGCTCCTCCACCACACTGATGCCGATGGCGTCACCTGGTCTGTTGTCCTGTCCGGCTCGTGCGACTTCGGCTGGCTCCGGCTATGGCGACAGTCGGTGAAGGTCGCCGAGTGGTCTTCCGATGCCGTCACGCAAGACGCCTTCGACGATCCCGACTACGATACCCCCCTGTTAGAGGACGACTGACGATGGCGACGCCTACCATCCTGCGCGACGACTTCTTCACGATCATCACCCCGCGCTACACCCTGCCCCGCGTCCGCGTCTTCGTCTTCGCCGACCAAGCCTCCGTCTTCCGCGCCGACCAGGGCCGCCCCGTCCTTCACGACCGGGTCCGCATCACATCCTTCGCCCCGTCCGGTACGCCACGCCAAGCGCCCCACACCCTGACCACCGAGTCGGGCGAGGAGTGGACACTTCAGAAAGGCCCATGCGGGTGCGGCTCACCCCTACGCCAGCTCAACTGGCGCGACGCCTACGACCCTGAACTGACCAACACCAACACCAACGGAGAGTCCCCGTGATCGTCATCTCGCGCGAACTGGCCGATCGGGTCCGTTGTGACGCAGACAACTTGGCGGGTTGGTTCTACGTTCCGTCTACCCTGCGGCTCACCGACGATGCTGAAACAGAATCGTTCGTGGCCGAACTGCTTACCGCATTGGGACAGCCGTTGACAGAGGAGTCCCCGTGAAAACCCAGGTCCACGTCGGCTCCGAGTGGAACCACTGTCCCCTGTGCATGTGTTCCTACCTGACCGATCACGACTCCCACCACCCGGCCTGCCCCGTCTCGAACGACCCGTCCCGCTGCCGCTACTGCGCCGCCGACCCCGACCGGCCTCACGCGGTCGGCTGTCCGCGTCTCACCGGCCTCTATCCTGTCACCTACGTCGAACACGGCACCTGCTGCGCCTTGTGTGACACGACCCTCACTATCGGCGCCGCCTACGTCCACACAACCGCCGGCCGCATCTGCATCGGCTGCGACTGTGACCGCGAACTCTACGACGACCCCGAAGACGACCAGCCATGACCTACCTCATCCTCACCCTCGCCGCCTACCGCATCACTCACTTCATCGCCGACGACGACATCCCATTCGGCGCCATCCGTACTCGCATCAAGCTGCGCTGGCATTCGCAGAACAACTCGCGCTACGCCGACGCCGTCTCCTGCTACTGGTGTGTCGGCGCGTGGGTCTCATTCGCCCTCGTCGGCGCCGCCGCCCAGATCACCTCCATCCCTCTCCCCGGCCTCGTCGCGCTCGCCGTCTCCGCCGTCGTCGGCCTCATCTCGGAGTGGACCGGTGCCTGACCCCTGCCCTCACGGCGACCCCACCTGCCCCTGCCCCGACGGCGACGCCTGCCACTACGAACCTCTCCCCAATGCCCCAACCCCATCGGGCCGTCTAGCGATGCGCTGCTCACGCGCGACCTGCGGCGGCTGCACTTGCCGTAGCCAGGAGCCGACCGATGCCACCTAAGCCCCCGGCGCTGACGATCACAGCCGCCGCCTCGCGCATCCGCATCGGCGAGAAGCGCAAGCCTTCCCGCACCCAAGACTGGCAGACGGAAGCCTGGACGATGTTCGACGAGGTTGGCGAGGCTAAATACGCCATCTACTTCATCGCCAACCATCTCGCCAAGATGCGCCTCTACCCGGCTCTCGTCCCCGACGACCCGCGCGACACCCCAATCCCCGACACATCCGATCTCGGCCGGGCCGCGCTCGACGCCTTCCGCGGCCCGAACGGCACCTACTCTGAACTCATCAAGGAACTCGCCGTCAACTGGCAGGTCGCGGGCGAGTGTTACTTGGTCGGCACCGAACCGGCGAACGGCTCCATCTCCGCATCTACCGCCCAAACCTGGGACATCCTCTCCACAGACGAGATACGCATCTCCGACGACGGCTTCCACATCCGCGACGCACCCAACACCCCTGAACGCCCGATGACCGAGTCGCAAGCCTACGTGGTCCGCATGTGGCTGCCCCACCCGCGCTACGGTGACCGGCCCGACTCCTTATTCCGCGGCGTCCTAGCCTCCTGCGAGGAGATCAAGCGACTCGAACGCGCCATCCGCTCGGCCGCCAAGTCGCGCGCCGCCGGCCCCGGCCTTCTCCTCATCCCCGACGAGGTCTCCTTCGGCGCGACCGACCCGACAACCGAAACCGACGGCGACGGCGAAGCCTACTCAGACCCCTTCACCCGCGCGCTCATCGACGCGATGGTCACCCCCATCAAAGACGAAGGCTCCGCGTCCTCAGTCGTCCCGCTCGTCGTGCGCGCACCCGCCGATATGCTCGACAAGATCCGCAAAGTAGACCTCTCCATCGACATCGACGAGAAGCTGATGACCCTCGAACGGGCCGTCACGCGCCTCGCCTGGGGTCTCAACGTGCCGCCCGAAGTCATCCTCGGCAAAGGCGATTTATCTCACTGGACTGCGTGGCAGGTCTCCGAGGAAGTCTTCTCCGCCCACGTCGAGCCACTCGCCATCCCGATGGTCATCGCCCTCACCAACGAGTACTACCGGCCCTACCTGATCGCCTCCGGCATGGCCTCCGACGAGGCCGACCGTCACATCTTGTGGTACGACCCGACGCCGCTCATCGTTCGCCCCAACCGCTCCTCCGATGCCGACTTCGGCCTCGAACACATCGCCCTATCCGACTCCGCCTGGCGCCGCGCGAAAGGCTTCGCCGAGGACGACGCCCCCGGCGTAGACGAGGCCATCAAGCGTCTCATCCTGCAACGCGGCTCGTTCGACCCGGTCTTCACCTCGATCCTGATGAAGATGCTCGGCCTCGTAGACGAGTCCACCATCGATGTCATCAACCAACCGCCCGTTCCATCCCCAACACCTGCCCTGCCTGCACCAGAAGTTGGCCCACCCGACGAAGACCGCCCCACCAAGGGTGGTCCACCCCGGCGCGGTGGCTCTCTCGTCGTCGTCGCCTCCGCCGCCCCTACCGACGACGGCCGCCGTCTTCTCGACGCCGACATCGACTTCGAGACACGCATCCACGCCGCCGCCGACGCCGCCTATACCCGCGCGACGGAACGCGCCACGTCCCAGATCATCTCCCGCTTCCGCAGCGACGAACGCTTCAGCCTCCGCACCATCCCAAAGTCCGCCGTCGCCGCCACCGTCGGCCGCGCCGCTATCGCCGAGGTCGGCCTCAACCTGTCCGACACTCTGCGCGAAGCCTTCACTCCACTCCACGACCGCTTCGTCGCCGCAGCCGAGCGTCTCTACGCCCGCGCGGCCCGCGTCACCGGCATCCCGATCACCCCCGATTTGACCCGCATCACTGAAGCCGCCGCCTCTTTGACCAACACCCTGACCGCCTTCGCCGCCGAGCGCCTGTTCGACCCGGACCCGAACACCGACCTGTTCGGCGAGCTGGACGACACGACCGTCCCCTACGCCTATATCCGCGACGCCGCGACGAAAGCCGGCGGCGGCGCGACCACCGACCAACCGGGCGGCGGCATCGCGTGCGGAACTCTCGTCCTATCGACCCTGCACCGCGCCGGCGTCACCATCGATGGCTGGGAGTGGGTCTACACGGAACGGTCCCGCACCCGCGCCTACTCGCCCCACGCAGACCTCGACGGTGTCCGCTTCACCACCTTCACCGACGCGGCTCTCGCCAACCGCTCGACCTGGCCGCCCGTCACCCACTACTACCCTGGAGACCACCCGACCTGCGTTTGTAAGATGGCTCCCGTCCTAGCCGTCACACCCGCTGCCGAGGAAGCCGTATGAATAGTGAGACGTGGCTGCTCGAAAGACTCGATGGCGACCGCCTGATGCTGACGTATCACTGTGTTTGCGGACTCGGCTTTACTGCGGGGAACGTAACGCCTTCTACCGTTTGGTTCGCTGCTCAGTGGACTAGAGATACACATCTCGCTTCCGATATCCACGCCGCCGAGGAAGCTGTATGAATCTCGAACAGCAGGAGGAGTTTGAGCGTTCGTGGGGGATTTTGGCGCGGATACTCAAACTTGGCCCCGAGGTATACGCCAAGCGTCTAGAAGCGACTTTCACATGGCGGCATCGTCTTGCCCGCCGTCTAAACAAGATGATTCGTAGGATGTTGGGCGTATGAATCTCGAACTGGCTCGCCGCACCCGCTTACGCGATGTCATCATCCTTCGCGTCTCGGCCGCCACCCAGCCCGAAGACGACATCCTCACCTCCTTCGTCCATGAACTCGCCAAGGTCTGCGCCCTGCCGATCATCCTGCTCACCGAAGGCATGGAACTCTCCACCCTGTCCGAAGCCGAGATGGCTGCCGCGGGCTGGACCAGGGGGACTTCGCCCCCCTTGAAACCCCCCGATGAAGGTCCCGCGCTAACCGGAGGCCCCGCCTGATGCCGTGGCACATCGTCAAAGGCGGGGGCTGTCCCGCATCGAAGCCCTATGGTGTAATCAAGAACGCAACAGGCACAGTCGAAGGGTGTCACCCGTCCCGCGAACGTGCGCAGCGTCACATGGCGGCCCTCTACGCCGCCGAGCGCCGCGCCGCAGCGGAGGTAGAAGGGAAGGCTGAGAACATGGCCGAAGCAACCGAGGAACAGCTGGCCGACGTTATCGAACTCCCCACACCCTCCACTCCGGCCCCGGACGGCACCTTCCGCTCTGTCCTAACTATCGAAGGTGCCATCACCTCCGACCGGCGCCTGTTCACCCCCGACTCTCTCACCTGGCGCACTCTCCCCATCCCGCTCCTGTGGCAGCCCCAGACCGAGCCGGGCCACAACCGCTCCGTCGTCGTCGGCAAGATCACCGACATCTCCCGCATCAACAACGAGATCATCGGCTCCGGCATCTTCGACCTCGGCTCCGACGATGGCCGCGAAGCGTTCCGCCTCGTCTCCGAACAGTTCATGCGTGGCGTCTCGGTAGACGTAGAGGAGATCGACTGGTCCGTGCTCGAAGATGACGACGGCCCCTACCGCGCCTTCACCTCAGGCCGCCTGATGGGCGCCACCATCGTCGCCTTCCCCGCCTTCCCGCAAGCTGTCATCGCCCTCGGCGACCACGACATCCCCGACGCCACCTCCGACGGCCGCCCCGAAGCCGCCGCACCCGCCGTCATGGCCGTCACCGACGCCGCCTTCGACGGATTCGCCCTTCTCTACTCCAACGACGAGTGGCAGGCCGCCTGCGCCGCCCGTGAAGACATCTCTCCCGACCCGCGCGAAGACTTCTACCTCCCTCACCACACTCCCGACGGCA